GCTTGCGGATGAAGTTCAGGATGCGCTTGTGCGAGGCTTCGGTTTCGTTCTCTGAGATTTCCCGCACGAGCAGATCTTCGGTGTAGTTGAAGCTCCAGCGGCAAAAGTCGTTAGCCATTTTGAAGATTTCTAACGTGACGATAGGGCTAACCGGGTTGCGTGCGATGGCTTCGATCATGGCGACTTTGATAGTCATTTCGGAGAAACGCACCCAGATATGTTCGTCCTTGCGGGACTGTTGGGTTTGCCATCTCTTAACGACTTCGTACTCTGTGAACGCTTCCTTATCCCACATGACCGGAATGGGCTCGACTGATGCGTTAGGGATCATTACTTGGTTACTCAGGTTCCCTGCATTAGGCGGGACAACTGCGTAGGAGTCTGCAATGTCCTTGACCAGTTCTTCTGGCGGCGGAATGCGGGCCGGGACGCAGGAGTCTGGGAAGTCTTCAAAGGGCGGCACAAGCAGGATGCGCGACATCGTGCCGTTATCCACCATATCGTGGTTGAGTGCCGGGATCAGCGTGCGCGGGGTTGTAGTGCCAAAGAAGTTGAAGTTAGGCTGATTGATGTCGAAGCGCACACGATTGGTTGAATCGGCGTATTCCTGTCCGTGATAGATACCGTTGCTGCTGGAGTAAATCTCAAGCAGGGTTTTGATGATGTCGCGTTGATGGCTTGCAGCGTTCTTGGCGGTCAGGCTCTGAAGGTACAGGCCCATTTCGTCAAGGTGGCTGATGCGCGAAGGGAAGTCGAACAGAGTGCGTAGGATGGCGACGCCTGAACTGAAGCGATCCCCGCAGATCAATTGATTAAGACTTGCTGCAATCATCAACTCTTTGACGCGCTGCCGGGAGTGGTCTTTACCTGCTCCGGGTTTGGCAACGGCGATTGCGAACAGGTTGCAGCGTGTGCCGAGATCGGCCATGGCGTACCGTCGCCCAAAGATGGCCCCAAACATAACGAGGGCGTTAGCGAGCGCAAAGGTTGGCTGCGGCTGTTGAGCCGTGTTGATGATCCAGCGGGTCACCCTGCCTACAAGAGACGGGGTATCGAACCACACATGCGGGAAGTTTTCCTTGGTGCTCTTTTGAGTCTTCTTAGGCTCCTTGAGGTTCGTAAGGTCAACGAGCTTGACCGCCTTGACGGGATTCAGATCAATGTGGACTGGCGGTACCCAGCCGTTTTGCTGGGCGTAGTAGTAGAGAGTTCCTGCGCCGATTTTGCTAGGCGGCGACTTGCTGTAGTGATCCCAGCGTTGACTGGTTTCTAGGCTGTTGTACTTGCCAGAGGCTCGCGACCACTGATCGAATATATGCAATCCCTTACCTTCGGTGGCGCAATAGATGGCCATGCCGATACGGTTCCAGTCGTCCCACGAGAGGTCTGGGTTTGGTACATACTTCAGGGAATCCTCGACCGCTGCCAGAGTTCCCACGAGCCCGTCGTTGGAGGTTTTAAGATCCTTTTCGGCTAAAAGCGTGCTGACCAGCCTCTTACGTCTCAGATTAGGCGGTAAAGCGTTATAAGCCTCTTCAGCGGCCTCCAGCACCTGCTGACGGGTCACGATTGGCAGGGCGTTTACGGGCGTCTGGTGCGGTGCGTCGAACGGCCATGCGTAAGGCTTGTTGGTCTCCGGGTGATAGGCGTAAGCAACGAACTGCTGGCCGACCCCAAGGACTTCGATAGGGTGCAAGGAGATCTTACTGAAGGGCTCTAGTGTCCGGTACAAGTACAGGGCCTTAGGGGATTTGCCGATGCGGATGAGATCGGTCTGGCCGAGTTTGTTTTGGAACACTTCCCCGACTTTGAGGGCAACGCCTTCGTCCAATACGTCGATGTCAATGGCAACGACTTCCCCCGTTAGGATGCCGATGCCGCAACCGGGCCACTTGGTCCAGATGTCGATATGGGTATTGACAGCGTTGATTTCTGTCCAGCGCGGCAACTCTCCCCAGACGCCTTCAAAGTAGCGCCCCGGTCGCTTAGTGCCCGGCATGATGGGAATGATCCGGTAACCGCCATCAACAAGCTTGGCGGCATAGTCTTCGATGAAGTTGTCAGACATTTTTGATTTGAACCTCGACTCGCTCTTCGCCTTCGTCGTACTGCTTGCTGGCAATAATTTGAGCAACAGCGGCGTCATCTTGCAGAACGATGCCGTTCATGGAGTCCAGTATTACCTTGATGATGTTGTCGAGATCCGGTCGAGAAGTGTGCCAGCCCGTCTTCTTCTTGCTGTTGAAGTAGGCTGTGATCGTGACCTTGACAGGCCCTTCTAGCATAGCCTTACCAAACATAGCAATCTGGAACAGCGACTTAACTTCCTGCTCGTACTTGCGAGTCTTGAAAGGCGTGTAAGCGACCATGTTGCCATTCTTGGCACGACCAAAGCGCGGCCTTCCCTTGCTGACCGGCTTGCCAACAATCACTGCATCAATCATGTGTCAACCCCGCTAATTTATGAATTTTTTGAACGATGCGCCACGGCGTAAGGCTCTTACGGTTCAAGTAGTTCGCCAAAGTATTGCGATGAATCTTGAGCCTCTTTGCCGCAGAACTAATGGTGAGCCCTTGGCGATACAGCAGCAGATACACCTTGTCCCTATCAGACATCCAATCGTAAATACCAATAGCCACTTGCCCTTTGGTTACTCTTTCAATTACCTTCTGCCACTTAGGCGATGGTGCTCTTGAGCCAGTCACCCAACGGGTCACAGCTTCACGAGAGCAGCCGCACATACGCGCAAACTCTGAGTGTGTCAATCCTTTCGATTCGATCCAGTCGTCAAGGGTCATTTTTCCTCCTGCCCACGGTGACATCATGCCACCCCTTGCAATCCGTCACAAGGGGGAGTATCGTTCGACTACCGGGTAAGCCGGGAACACGCTAAACACGCTAAACAAAGGAACACGCAAATGAGAACTGAACTTGAGATTGCCGAAGATCTCTTCAAGGCCAAGCAGGCTGAGAAGGAGGCTGAAGCAAAACGGATAACTCTGGAAGAAGAACTTGTCGCAGTCCTTGGCAAGCGCGACGAGGGAAGCAAGACCCACTCAGTGGGCGACTACAAGGTGACCATCACCGGACGAGTCAACCGCAAGATCGACTGGGAAGCGTTCGACACTTTGTCGCACAAGATCCCTGAGAACCTGTGGCCGGTGAAGCGGGCCTTGGACGAGACTGGTGTCAAGTACCTCGCGAACAATGAGCCGCAACTCTACAAGGTGCTTGCTCCGGCGTTGACCGTTGCCCCTGCAAAAACCACTGTATCAATCGTCATGGGAGCATGAGATGGCTATTTCACTTCAAAGCTTACGTAAAACAGGCACTGCCCGACCGCCACGCATTGTGGTGTACGGCACCCACGGCATCGGTAAGTCCACCTTTGCTGCACAGGCTCCGAATCCGGTCTTTATTCAGACCGAAGAGGGCTTGGATGCGGTCAATGCAACGGCCTTCCCGGTATCGCAGTCTTTTGATGACATGATGGAAGCGATTGGTTCGCTGGCCTCTGAGGATCACGACTTCAATACGGTTGTGCTCGACTCAGCGGATTGGGCGGAGCAGTTGATCCACAAGCGCGTTGCACAGGACAACAACGTGGCCACCATTGACGCCATTGGCTACGGGCGCGGCTACAAGGCGGCAGGTGATTACTGGAAGCAGTTGCTGGAAGGCTTCGATCATCTGCGTACTGTCAAGAACATGCAGGTTGTGCTGCTGGCACATACACAGGTCAAGCGATTCGATGACCCGCTGGCCGACCCGTATGACCGCTATCAGTTGGATCTGCACCACGGCAGCGCGAGTCTCATCAGCGAATGGTGTGACATCCTGATGTTTGCCAATCAGCAATACACTACTGTCAAAAGTGATGTGGGCTTCAATCAGAAGGTCACTCGCGCAATTGGCACCGGCAGTCGTGTACTGTACACGCAAGAGCGTCCGGGCTGGCAGGCCAAGAGTCGATGGCCGCTGCCTGATATGGTTCCCCTCGACTATCCCAAGTTTGCGGATGCCTTGAGCACTGCAATGACCAACGTAATCGGAGAGTAAAATGGCTAAGTTGAATTTTGATGCAAACGCTTTTGATGGCGTCGAAGCCCCGCAAGAGAACACCCTTCTTCCGGCGGGCGAGTACACCATGCAGATTGTGCAGTCCGATATGCGGGCTACCAAGGCTGGCACGGGTCAGTATCTGTGGCTGGAGTTTGACGTTGTGAGTGGCCCCTGCGCTCCGGGTCGAAAGTTCTGGGATCGACTCAACATTGAAAACCCGAACGATCAGGCCAAGAAGATCGGCTTGTCGCAGTTGCTGGCAATCTCTAAGGCAGTGGGCTTTGCTTTCCCGCCGCCGGACTCGCAGGAACTGCACTTCAAGCCCATCAAGGTCGTGATCAAGCACAAGGAAAACAAGCAGGGCGCTTTGGAGACCCGTCCCAGCTATTACGGGCTGACGGAAACCCCGAAGGCAGCTCCTGCTGCTGCACCGGCTGCGGCTCCTGCTGGGGCTACTCCGAAGCCTTGGGAACGGCATAAGAAGTAACGGCGAGGGCGCGGCATCTTGGTGTTTCCCCCCACACACCCACCGCTACACTGGGATGTCGCGTCCTCTCCTTGAGAGAAATAATGGCCAAACTACCTGAAACACATGACCCCACTTTGCTCGCTATTGACGCTGCCTTAGAGGGATCTCAAGAACAAAGAACTAGGAATTATCTTGGAGCCTCTTCTATTGGCGATCCGTGCGACCGCAAATTGTGGCTGAATTTCAGATGGGTCAAACGCGGCTTTATTGAGGCTGCGGGCTTAAGACGAATAAATGATGGGCACCGGGGTGAAAAGGTGGTCGCAGACTTGCTCCGGATGGTTCCGGGGCTTGATCTTTCCACGGAAAAGGAACCCGGTGTCCAGCATTCCTTTGAGGCTTTAGGCGGTCACTTTCGCGGCAACTGCGACGGCTTGCTGATGGGCTTACTGCAAGACCCAACGACTCTGTATATGTGGGAGTGCAAGATCGTCAACGAAACCAAGTTTAAGAAGTTGGACTCGCTGAAGATGAAGAATTCGGCAGACGCTCTGAAAAACTGGGACATCGTGTATTACGCGCAAGCGCAGATTTACATGCACTTCTTCAATGCTTCAAAGCATTACCTGACAGTAGGTTCCCCCGGAGTGCGTGACCTAACGAGTGCTGTAACAAAGTACGACAAGGGTGAAGCCGAGAAGTACATCGAAAAGGCAAAGCGAATCATCTTCTCGCCAAGACCATTTTTAAAGATTAGCAATGATGCTGCATGGCACGAGTGCAAGATTTGCTCATTTCATTCCATGTGTCACGAACAGGACATGCCGAGACACAAGAGTTGTAGAACCTGTCTGCACAGTACTCCGCTGAAAGAGGGCGGCTGGAAGTGCGAACTGCATCAAAAGGACTTGGACACCGAAGCTCAAGTTAAAGGCTGCGGGAGTCACTTGTTTGTTCCCGACTTGATACCCGGAGAACAGATAAACTCAGGGCCTAACTGGGTTGAATACAAGATGCCCGGAGGTGCCGTATGGATCGACAAGACGACCTGAGCGAAGAAGACGTTGAGGCGACGATGCTTCTGAATAGCGATCAGATGTTTGTAATTATGAAAGCTCTGGATGTGTATGCCTACGCGCTGATTGTTTCAGAAAACAAAAAAGAATTGCGTGAAGTTAAGAAGATTGCAGAGATCATCTTGTCTAAGATGCCGAAGCCGGAGTTGAATTCGTGATTAACCTTAGACCATATCAAAAAGAAGCCATTGATAGCACGTTTCGGTACTTTGCTGACAACGACGGCAACCCGCTGATTGTGCTACCCACTGGAACTGGCAAGTCAGTTGTGATTGCAGAGTTTTGTCGTCAGACGCTGAAAGACTGGCCAGATACTAAGATTCTGGTAGTCACTCATGTTCGCGAACTGATCAAGCAGAACCACGACGAATTGAAGACGCTATGGCCAGAAGCCCCGGCGGGGATCAACTCCGCTGGCCTTAAGAAGCGTGACTACGACCCGTCAATTGTGTTCTGTGGGATACAGTCGGTTCACAAGAAGGCATCGAATTTTGTGAAGGTCGATTTGGTGTTGATTGACGAGGTGCATCTGGTGCCTCGCAAGACCAATACGATGTACCAGCGGTTCTTGAGTAACCTGAAGATTATGAATCCGCACATGCGGGTAATCGGTTTGACTGCGACCCCCTATCGGCTGGACTCTGGGCTGTTGCACACGGGTAAGGAAGCGTTGTTTGATGCCGTCTCTTATGAGGCAGAACTGAAGGATATGGTCGATCAGGGTTACCTTACCCGGCTGATGTCCAAGCAGCCCAAGACCAGACTAGATGTCTCCAGTGTCAGCATCCGTGGTGGCGAGTTCGTAGCCGGTGAACTAGAGCGTGCCGTGGATCGTACCGATGTCAACGAGTCGGTTGTACGCGAGATTGTCGTGCTGGGTGCCGAACGCAAGTCTTGGCTAATCTTTTGCGCAGGGGTCAAACACGCCACTCACATTGCCGAGATCGTCCGCCGATACGGCGTTAGCTGCGAAACCATTTTTGGCGATACCCCGAGTGCTGAGCGTGACCGGATTGTCCGCGACTTCAAGGCAGGCAAGATCCGCGCACTGGCGTCCATGGGGGTATTAACGACGGGGTTCAATGCGCCAATCGTGGACCTGCTCGCCATACTTCGGCCTACAGAGTCAACCGGCT